ACCTGAAATACCGCCTGCTACCGCTGCGGCTGCCTTGAGATTCAGGGGGCAGATGGAAGAAGAGAAGATGCCTACGCCGAATATAGTGGAGAACATGGGAGAAGAAAATGAATCATAGGGCATGGGATCTCTATCATTTGAAAATCAGTTCAGACAATCCAATGGGAAGCATTGCCATGGAATGCCTCAAAGAACGCCAAAAAAAAGGATTCACATTAAAGGTAGTTAGCCAAGATGAACTTTACGATGCTGAAGAGGATCTTGAATGCCACGAGCGCTTTGTGGATGAAGCTTTGATCAAGGCTAACATAGATAACATTTATTATCCAAAACCTGGGATGAAAGACAAAATTCGTGCCGCCCTTGATCCATTTAAGAAGGAGAAATAATGCCCTTAGATGTAATCTGCCCCGGTTGCGGGGAATGCTACCACGAGACAACGAAGAGCTTCAAGTCTGGCATTGATGCCAATGCCGGCATGATACGGCTTAAAGAGCCTTGGAAGTCCTATGGCTGGACAGAGCCACCTCCTGACCCTACGGCAGGCTATGGCTTTCTTGAATGTCCTCAATGCGGCGCACAACTGGCACCATCGGGACATTTGATGGTGAGGAAGCAGGTATTACCACCAGGCCAATTACCCAATAATAGCGGTAAAGGTAAGTGGATATGCCCTGTTTGCCAGCGTGAATTCAAATCCAAAGCAAATCTCGGTGCTCACATGAGGGTGCATAAATGAGAGATAGAGAAACTATTGAAAAGGACATACCCCTCAATCTTCCGGCCTATGATGAAAATTACGAGATAGAAGGTCACCGGAATAATCAGAGACTTTTAACCGTGATTGCAGAGGTTTTGTTGGATATACGGGATAAACTTGAAAAGAAGGAGATTGATCATGCCTAAAAAAGATGGAACCGGGCCTCCAAGTAAAAGCGGAGGCCGAAGAGACGGTAGTGGCGGTGGTAAGGGAAAAGCCCCAGGAAAGGGAACCGGAAGCAAGACAGGCGGCAAGAAAGGGAAGTGCTAAAGGAATAAAGTAGATGACCAAATACGATAACTCAAATACCGTACTTGAAAATACTACATGGAACCTTTCTCACCTTCCCCCTGAAGGCCACGCCGATGTGCCCAAGTTCGCATGGGAACTATTTGAGCTTGCATGGAGTGAAAGGGACAGGCAAGGCCTTCCCGACCGATGGAGGGCGAACGATAAGCTCAGGCGAGGCGATACGAGCCTTGATAAGCCCGGTGATAAAAAGCGAAAGGGCTTTACGCCCATCAACCTCTTTTTCTCCAATGTGGAGCGCACGGTATCAAACATTACTTCCCGCGATCCCGTTGCGGAAGTGATAGACCTCTCCGGCGAATCAGAGGAAGAGGAAATCTCATCTGCCCTGCTTTTAACGAGTTGGCTCCGTAAATGGTGGAAGACAACCAAGCAAAGGATGAAACTCAAAACATCCGGCCTTAAAATGGAGACCTACGGAATCACAGCCGAACATCCCTACTGGGATTATGACCGGAAGATGCCCAATGTAGCGGTATTGGACTGCTTCTCTTTCTTTCCTGCGCCTGGATATTATGAGGATATATCAACCGATTTGCCTTACTGTTGCAATGCCTATGCGGAACCGATAGAAGGCATTGAACAGAAATTTGAAGTAGAAGGCGTGGAAGCCGATGACGTATATAATATTCTCGGAGAAGACAGAGAGGAAAACAGGCAAATGCCAGATGGCAGGGGCGTACAGAGTGTGAGTTATACGGGCTTCGATCCTGTGGCCTACCCTACTGAAACGGGGATGGGCGTCAGACAAAGACGCGCCCTTGTAGTACAAATATGGATTCGGGACTTCAGTCAAGCGGAAACGACAGAACGGATATCAGCGGGCATTAATGAGGACACGGGGGAAGAGATTTTTCAGGAAGCTGCAACCAAGAAAGATAAGTATCCCGGCAATATCAGAGTTATTACCATAACCAACAGAGGGAACCTGCTTTTAGCCGATACACCGAATCCAAACATAAATCCTGAGTTACCCCCTGAGTTAGCGAAGAAAACACATGCGTGGGATCATCTACCGTTCTACAAGGCGAACTCTTATGAAGACACTACTTCTTTGTGGGGATTCTCAGCAGCAGAGCAAACCGAGGATCTTATCAACAAGATCAGCGAGATTGCAAGCCGTCTGGTGGCCTATGCATTACGTGTTATGTCACCGCCGCTGATTGTACCCCAGGGATTTGGCATTACAAAGAATATGATCGAATCGAGGGCGAATAAGCCGAACTTGATTCTCATGCCCAGTAAGCCGATGCCTGCTGGTTCTATCTATTATGTCCAGGTGCCGAACCCTCCCGCAGAGTGGTTTAATATCCTGGACCGGATTGTTGCCTTCTTTGACCGGATATACGCCATCGAGGACGCCGATAGGGGGCAGACACCGCGCAGGGTAGTGGCCGCCGCCGCGATTCAGGCACTACAGGAACGTAATGCGGCACTTATGCAGTCAAAACGGGAATCCGTAGAGTATATCGTGGAGCAACGGGGGCAGTGGGCCATATCATTCAAGCAAAACTTTGGGGCAAAGCTCGAAAGTGTGGATGTGCAGGGCGAAAGGAAAGAGTTTATCGGACAGAATTTCGCAGGGCGCCAATTTCAGTACACCGTTGAATCAGGGAGCATGATGCCACGGTCAAGTGTGTGGCTGGCGGATACGGCAGAAAGGATTTACAAACTCAATGCTATTGATCGGCAGGCACTATTAGAAACCATCAACTTCCCGCATTGGAAGGAAATTATTGAACGAATAGGGGAAACGCAACTTGACCAGGCCCTTCAGATCCTTGTGCAAGCTGGAATGCCTGAAGAGGATGCGATGGCCCTAAAACAAATACTTCTTATGCCTCAGGGAGGCCCAGGCAATAAAACGCAAAATCCTAAAGGCAGTGAAGGAAGGACTACTGAAGCGAGAGAGAAAGAAGCGGCAACAGCATAATGGCCGAAACAAAAGAACAACTACTGAATAGACTTTATAAGAAATATAACATTGATGTACCTGTCACAAAAGCAAAAGAGGTTAAAGAGCAAAGCCTTTTTGAGAGGGCTATGAATGCCGTGAAGAAGACAAAGAAACCCAAAAAACAAAAAATTACATTGCCATCAGGTGTAAAAACACCCAAACAGATCAAGGAATTTAAGGAAATAATGGAAATAAAATAATGGGAGAGGTAATATCAATGAGCGATAAGAGCAAAAAGGACAAGGATAAACCGCAAGAGAAAAAGGGCGAACTAGTTAGCCTCACCAATGGGATGATAGACGGGTTTCAACGTAATCCGGCCATTGTAAAACTCAGGGGAGCGCAAGGGTTAAGGGCGGAACTGAAATATAAGGTGTTTAAGCTCATAAAGATGATCACCGATAGCACAGAGGCGAAGACTTTACATGAGATGCTTGAGGATATGGCAAAAAAACATGATCAGGATCACGAAAAACAGAAAAAAGAAATAGAAATATTGGAGGCCAAAGAATCAAGGAATGACTTAGAAGAAAAGAGACTTTCTAAACTAAGAGAAGAAGTAATCCCTTTGCAAATCACAGATCCTACAGTTCAAGAACTCTTCGATATTGAATCAGGTCTCTCCGTTGAAAAACTTATCATTCCCATAGGCCAGCTTCCGCAGGACTTTACTGCGACTGATATGTTTGTCACCGACTGGATCATTGAATACGTGGAGAAGTGATGGCTGCTATATACATATACGAGTGCAAATGTGGAAACACCTTTGAAGAGGTATTGCCTATCTCCGATTTCGACAAGACGGAGTATATGAAGTGCCCCAAGTGCGGGGAGTCTGCAAAGCGCATTATCAGCAATCGCGGTGCTCTACGGGATGAACCAACATGGCTAGCAAGTGCCTGCATGACATTGCAACCGGATGATGAACGGCCCCTACAGACTCGTAGTGAGTTTAACCGCTACCTGAAAAAGCACGATATAGGGGAGCGACACGGATACGGCCCAGTGCTTATATCGGTGTAAAAAGGTTTCAAAATGACTAAACGAATCAAACAAATTTATCAAAATGCAGGCATAAAACCACCAGATGGTAAAGGAATTCACACGCAGAAATTCCATGAAATGGCCGTTGCCATCAAACGGGACAATCCAAGTTATCCGATGCAACGATGCTATCAAATAGCCATGGGGAATCTTGGAAGTGGAAAAGCAGTCAAAAAGAGCCATCGGCAAAAGACTCCTGGTAGCCAAGCCAGGGAACGATTGAGCGGGAAATGATGAAACAGGAACATAAACTGAAGTCCATCCTCAAAGCAATCAAGGATTGGCTTGACCAAAAGCCCACAGGCATGTTAAAGTTGGAGATACATGCCCGAGAGGGCGGGATAAGCAAGGTTTACAAGGACAATCGAGAGGAGATTGTGTAATGAAATAGCACAACGATTTGAATAATCACCATCGGTAACGGATAAACCTCTGTCATAAAGGCAGAGTTATTTAGAAGCCCGATCTAGGAAGAAATTCCTGGGTTGGGCTTTTTTCGTTTACCCGGGACACCCTGCATAACGCAGATCCCGAACCAACAACCATAAACCAGGGACACCCCGTAGCCAAGCGGGTCCCAAAAAGGAGAAAAATCATGGCAGAGAAAAAAGGAAATGAAGAAGCGGGAATAATCCCCGCTGGTGCTCCACTTCCCCCGGAAGAGGGTACGGAAGAAATCATAGATGCAGCACCGAAAACGATCAAGGTGGGTGACAAGGAATATGAGTCACCGGAGGCCCTTGCTGCGGCTTACCAGAGTCTTGAGAGCAAACTCGGAGAGCAAGGCGATGAACTCGGCCAACTGAGAACAACAACTAAAACGCTCACGGAGCAGCTCACAAGTATGCAGGAAGCGGCAAGGAAAGAAGGATCTCCCGGCGAAGCCACGACAACATATGAGTCCCAACTTGCCGACATCTACAAGCAGTTGGAAGATGGGGATCTCAGCATTGAACAAGCCATGCAACAGTCGAATGCCCTTACCGCAGAGATGGCGGCTGAAAAGGCAGTGGCAAAGGCGAGCGAGAGTTTCCAAACAACCTTACAAGAACGTGATGCAGAGGGACTTCAGAAGCAATTCCTGAAGGACCATTCCGACTTTACCACGTTGAGGGATTCGGGAAAACTCGAACCCTTTAAGCAGGAATACGGCGGGATGCATGACGATTTCTCAGCCTACTTTGCCTACAAAGCTGCTGAAGCCTTTGAAAATGGCAAGGCAGAGGCCGCGAGACTAGCGGCAGGGGATACGGCCACTAAGACCGTGTTGACGAAAGCAGGCGAGAGCATCACACAGACAAATAAACAGAAAACACCGCTTAACGATGCCGAAATGGAGGCCAGCATGTTAAAAGCCGCTCTCCAAGGCGCGGGAGGTGGGTAAATCATAAGGAGACTGAATTATGAGCTTTGATCTAACACAGATACAGGCCGCTACATCCGATTACATTGTCAAAAGGCCCATTGACATATTCTTCACCGAGAACGTCCTGCTTTGGAAACTCATGGGCAGAGGCGGGATGGAGATGAACTATGTCAAAGCCAGCGACCTTATTGATGGCGGCGAGAAGATTAGGGTTTTTCTTGAGTATGCCGAGGCGAATAGTGGCAATTACGGGAATACCACTAAGATTCCTCAGAACAAGGTAACCATCATGAACGCGGCCCGTTTTGGATGGGCCGGCTACTATGCTTCAAACACCATTGATTTAGATGAGACGGTTCAAAACAGTGGTGCAGAGGCAATGGTGAAACTCGTACTCATGAAACTGCGAAATATTGAGAAAACAATCAGAAACAAGATGGGCTCAGAGATCTATGCTGAAGGCACCGCCCCCAGTTTTATGGGTCTTGGGAATTTGTTTGAAACTACAGCCAGTACTAAATACGGCGGTATTTGCGAAAATGATATGTCGGTTTGGTGCGATAATGTCATTACAACCTCAGAGGCGATCAGCTTCAAGGTCATGCAGAAGATATTCAGAACCCCTGCAATCGGCGTTGCCGCATCTAAGAAACCCAACCTTTGCATTACCACAGAGGTTTTGAAGGATGGTTACGAGCGGACCTTGCAGACCCAACAGCGATTCAGCGATCAGGCCTTAGTACAGGCAGGTTTTGACAATGTTCTCCACAAGCGGGCCCCGGTTGTGGCCGATGACAACCAGACCACGGGTTATCTCGATGCGCTCAACTTGAATTATCTAAAAATCAAGACGCACCAGGACTACAACTTCACCGAGCCCAAGTGGGAATATGACAAGGAACAACCTGATGCCAAAACCGCGAACACCCGTTGGGTAGGTCAGTTGGTATGCAGCAATAGGAAGGCTCACTGCCGGCACACCGGCCTCACTGAGCCTAACTAAGAGGTGTTAATTAACCGGGTTATGGCCGTCATGAGGCGGCCAACGCCCTCAATTTAAGGAGATTTGTGATGATAACTGGAAATCTTATTCACATGATGCTCGTATCGCAAGAAACCTACTTCGTGGCAGCGCCTTACAACTGCAATGTTGCGGATGTTCTTGCAGTATCTGAAGATACCGGCATGGATGGAGAAACCGTTACGGTAACTGACGGTATTAGTGGTACAGCCATTGGAGTAGCCACATTCGCCACTGACGTAGCAGGTGAACTTGCTGGTTATGTGCCATCGGCTGGAAATCGGGAAGTAGATAAGGGCGACATCATACAGATAGTGACTTCTGAATTTGATAATCCCACTGACAAAGTTCACGTAACGCTCGTTCTCGATCCTTATAGAATAACGCCGGCAACGTAAAGATTAATCATTCAAGACCTTAAATCTAAGGAGACATGTCATGATTACAGGTGACGCGATAGACATGATGTTGTTAGAGAGTGAAACTTACTTCGTAGCAGCTCCGTATGCCTGCCATATTAAGGATGTTCGTGCAATCTCTCAGGACACCGGTATGGCTGATGAAACTGTTGTGGTTAGTAATGGCATTGGTGGAACGACTATCGGTACAGCCACATTCGCTACCGATGTAGCGGGAGAACTCGCTACTTATGTAGCGGCAGATGCAGACCAGGAGATAGCCAAAGATGGCATTATTCAAATCGTAACTTCTGATTTTGATCAGGTTACGGATAAGGTTCACGTAACACTGATACTCGATCCTTATCGGCTGCAAGTATAACGATACGTAGTCTTTCAACGCCTTAAATAAGGAGTGTTAAATGGCTACGTTATCTACACTACAGGAAAAGGTTAAAAAGGCCCTTCTACCAGATATCACTGCATTCGGAACGACGGATATTACCGCATATCTGAATGAAGGGGTAAACCGCATAGCTGCGGGGATAGCCATGTATGAGGGAGTGCTGTCCCCGCCCCTACCTGAACTCCATAAAACTGCAAAGGTGAATACGGTTGTTATAGCCGATGCAACCACGATTGCATTTGTGGACGGGGGCGCGAGTGCGGATACCATCACCGATTCGGATAGTGCCTTTGTGACATCCGGTTTTGCGGCAGGGATGCTTATTCATGTATCCGGATCTTTGAATAATGATGAGTCGTATCATTCTCTAGCTACGGTTGCAGCGGGCACTATTACCCTTGTGAGCACGGATGAGCTCACCGCAGAGAGCGCAGGGGAAGAAGTGACCATAAAATCTCCCTGTGTGGCTCTTCCTTCCGATTATGGCCGTGGACTCTTCTATGTGTCGAGTGGTTCCCAGGATAAACGGATTCAGGTTTTCGATTCCTTTCACAAGCTCTTACGGAAATACCCCCTTCTCGATGAGGACGGCGATGTAGCGGTTGTAGCGGTTAAGGGTGATCTCCTTTACTACCAGCCGATGCCAACTACTGCTGAACCCCTCACGCTTCACTACTACAGGGTTCCAACTGAAATGTCTGCCAGTGATTCCACACCAGACGGCGTACCATCGCACCTCCATGAACGATTATTGGTGAACTACGCCGCGAAGGAAATCCTTGGCATGGTGGAGCAATCCACAAAGGGGAAAACGCTCAGATCCGAGAAATTTGAAGAAAAGTTTCAGAAAGCCATGGGCGACCTCCTGGCTTTTATCGGTCCCGAGGACAAAGAACCCATCTACTACGAGAGTGATGCGGAGGATGGGTATTATTAAAGGAGAAACATAAAATGGCAGCAATATCCTTACCATATAGCGCGGCTGAAGCATTGGTGCAGGTACGGGCGCTTATAGGCGAACCAACTGCGGGTTTTTGGAGTGATGAGGAGTTGAACAACTGGGTGATAGAAGCTGCGGTGGATATTTCCACCAAGACGCTGTGTTACGAGCATAAAAACACGCTGGCCTTAGTTGCGAATCAACTTGAATATACAGACTTTCTCGCGGCTCCTACTACTAACGGGATTGCCCAGGTAGTGAAGGTATATACCTGCATCTATGATGATGGCAGCAATGGCTATCGGGGATTAAACAAGATACACCCTCGCATGATACAGCACCTACCGCAGGCAACCCCAGGTCCTCCCTATTATTACTATCACTTTGGGGGAAAATTAGGGTTTTTCCCTCTTCCTACTGCAATCGAAGCGGCACTTACCGGCCCCATTATCGTGAATTGCTCGCTTGTAGCGGATGCAATTACCGACCTGCCGGATCACTATCAGCAATTCGCTATTGTCTATGCGGCTGCGATGGCACGGTTCAAGGAGCGGAAAAATAGGGAAGCCATGGAGCTCTACACGCAATATATCAACGCCATGAATTTCCATAGGGTTGACCTTTACGAGCGTCCGGTAGACGCCAAGAGCGATATGCAGATACCCGATAGAACGGTTGTAGCGCAATAAAGGAGATATAAAATGTCAGCATTAGATTTATCAGATGGCTATACAGCAGCCGAAGCCCTGCAACAGGTAAGATCACTCCTAAACGAACCCACCGCAAACTACTGGACGGACGATGAACTCAATAAGTGGATTCAAGAAGCCTGCATAGACATCACAACCAAGACCCTGTGCTATGAGAAATCAGGTGATATTACGCTCGTTTCAACGCCTGTGCTTACTTATGGCGCTCTGGATGGCGGTGATTCTATTGACGATATCCTCAAGATTTACGGGGCGGTATATTATGACAGCACCAATGTCTATAGGGGCTTGATGAAAATTCATCCCCGGATAGTTGGCCGTACACAGGAACGGACACCAGGGGAACCTTATTACTATTATATCTTTGGCGATGAACTCGGCATTTTCCCTGTAAGCAATGCTGCGGTAGTAACCGCTACCGGCAAGGTTAAGGTTTTCTACTCCATGGCAGATGAAACTATTACCAATCTGCCCTACTACTATCAACCTCTAGCCATTTATTACGCGGTTGCCATGGCTCGACGCAAGCAGAAGATGGAAGCGGAAGGTAGACAGTGGCTTACCATGTATATCAACTCGATTCATTTCTACCGTGCGGATCTGTATGAGCGGGGTATTGATTCTAAGGAAATGTTTCAGATTCCCGACAGGGCTATAGCAGTAGGATAAAAATGAAATGGCATGTCTATTCACTACAGCATATTTATTGCAGACAATCCGGGCGATACTCAACGAGAAATCGGCTGTACGATGGATTGACGACCAACTCAACAAATGGGTTCAGGAAGCGTCCATAGATATCAGCACGAAAACGGGTTGCTATGAACAAACGCACATCTTTCGGACATCTGAGAATGCCCTAGAATATGATGAACCAGATGGGTGCGTTAAGGTTCTCGGGTGCATGAAAGGAGGATATGATGATCAAAGCGAATGGGTTCAACATTTTGATGATGATTGGCAAGAAGGTGATTGTGTATATGCCAGTGCCACATGGGATGGAAGCAAATGGATAATAGTGCTTAATGGTGGTATCGCTCAAAGCTTAGATGTTAAAACCGGTGCTTCATGGTATAGTGGTTATACTCCCACAAAAATAAGGATTACTTGGAACCATGTATCAAAAATATCCACATATTTTTATGCTTGGCCTGATTGGTTTTCAGATTCTGGTTATGAATCATTAGATGAAATAAATTTAGATACATCAGATGGTGATATTACTCGTCTATGGATATGTGATTTAGATGGTTTGTTTCATCCGCCACAGACCTATAATATTACCAACATTGAATTTTATGAAGAAAATATACTTTCCGACACCGATTACCGGGGCCTCAGTCAAATACATCCCCGCCTTGTAGGGCACCTACCGATTTCGATCACCGATGAGCCTTATCACTGGTATCATCATCATAGCAAGATAGGGATTTATCCCGTTCCCGATGATGAATATATAGTTACCGCCTTTTACTCCAAAGTTACGGAAACCATTACCGACCTTCCATGCTGTATGCGATGGCTTGCGGTGCCCTATACCCTCGCAATGGCGCGACTATCCGAAGGATGGAAAGATGACTTTGAGATGTTCATGGCTATGTATCTCAATAATTTGATGTTTCACAGGGGAGATATCTGCAGGACAAGTCTTATGGCAGAGGCAAAGGATAACTTTTTTATTCCAGAAGGCAGATAATTAATGGCTAAGTATGATGAAATAGGCGTTCTTATGGAAGAGATTAAAACCAAGATCTCTGCCGAGATACCTGTAGCTTCCGATAAACAGATAATCGAACAAGTACCTCCTCAGCCTATACTTATCGAAGAATTGCCCTCGGCTCCCGACATGGAGGTAGTTCAAGAACATCCGCTCGCCACAATGTCCCTTGATTCGCTTTATGAAGCACCGAATACAGAGCTGAAAAACGTCTTCATCCCCTTTGACGGCAAATGGCTACCGGACAATGAACCGATCGAGATAGGGGCGAAAAACTTCAAAACCCTTCAGAATTATAGATATGCCGGAGATGAGATCATACACCTTGAGAGCGTTCTGGGGTACTCCAAGATAAACACCACCTCTTTGAGCACCTATAATTACGAGAATATCCGAAACGGCTTTCAACTACGGAGCGAATTCACCAAAAAGACCTACGTGTTGGTACATACCGAGCACGACACAGTGGCGAGCAACTATTCTAAGGTTTATCAAAACCAGACGGCAATCCCGAGCCAAGGAGATTTTGTAGCCACCGCCCTTCATACGGATTCAGGCTATTCCCTAGAGGGTAGATTCTCCGATGCCCCGGGAGGCCAGGTCTGCTATTGCAACGGCGAGGAGACTTGTATCTGGGCGGGTGAGGAGATGCGCTGTGCGGGATTTTTCAGTATCTACGTTCCCACGGTCACCGCTACTGATATCGCTTTCGTTGATGGTGGGGCCAGTGCCGATACGATTGTAAGCGATGCTCAGAACTTCATTCAGGCAGGATTTAAAGCGGGGCAGATAATAACGGTATCGGGAAGTACCAGCAACAATAATTCTTTCCGACTTGTGAGCATTTCTAACGATGGGCTCACCCTTACACTTGACACGGGTGTCCTTACCGCTGAAGTGAAAGGGGATACCGTTACCGTCACGGTCCCAACACATTACGATTATCAGAAGGCAACGGATTATACCGATAGGATTAACAATGCGATAAACTCCGCTGCGGAAGCTGCATACGTTGTCGGAACTACCGGCTATAAATGGCTCGTGTTATCGACGAGACCACTTCAAGGCGTTAAATATGCTTTGCGTACAGCCAATGGTACGGGATCAGCCACCACAACTTGCAAGATTTGGGATGGTGATTCTTTCGAGGCCGTAGATACCCCATCAGACGGAACTGATTCTGGTGGATCGATGAAGCAGAGCGGCACATTCTCTTGGAATTACAGTTCCAGCCCAGTCGCAAAACCTCTCTGTTTTGAGGGCCTTTACCTCTATGCGTATCTCTTTGAACTTTCCGCAGGCACGACATATATCTATCAGGTTACGCTAGATGCACCCTTTCAGAATGCAGTCGATATATGGGATGGCGTATATCGGCAACCCATATCATTTCAGGTATCAAGTGGATTATCAAAAGGCGGGGGAGAGGTCTCAGGAGATTCTAACGGTTTAATCGCTCAAGATGTGTATGAATGGATTTATGGCACTGGCCATATATTACGATTATGGTCAACGACTGATTACAATAACATAAAGGTTGGTGCAGTTTTAACTATTGTAGATTGGCCTGATACAGTAACAGTAACGCATAAGTTAGATAGTGGCTACCATATAGTGATTGATTCAGTTTATACACAGCAATCAGCATGGAAAGCCTTCACCTATGAAAATCCTTATGATCCCGGGACTGCGAAATACAAGAACTATACCCTTGAAGTCAATGAACCCTCCTTTGCGGATTATCCTATTGGAGCTGTTTTGGATGCTCTGGATACATATAATCATATTATCGTTATGTTTGAAGAGCGTATGTCTGCTATTTGGATTGAGATGATAGCAGGACTGGTAAATACAAATACATCCGTTGCATCTGTGAGTTACTGGAATGGCACTGACTATATTGGTAATCCAATCGTGGCCGATACTACTGGTGCGGGCAAATCCCTCAATGAATCCGGATTGATTAGTTGGAACCCTCCTGCTGAAATGAGTGAGTTTCGCAAGACCGAATTCGGCATTACGGGCTACGCCTACAAGATTAGCTTTACTGGTACGCTTTCGGGCACGGCAGGAGGAGCCCACGAGGTTGTGATTGATACCATCAAGGGTATCCCCGCACAAAACACGGTTAAGCCGTTCAAGTTCTCCGGGCAATACAGCAATAGGCTTATGCTCTGTGGATATACCCAGGGGAAAGAGGGCAACAGAGTTGACTATTCGGTAAGCGAAGCCGCAGATGTGTTCAACGGTGACGAATCGAGCATGGACGGCATACAGAGCCTTTACGTAGGAGGCAAGGAC